GACAATAAGGAAACCGGAAAGATAATTCGAGCAATAAGTAAAAATGTATATTTGGACAATGACACTAGGGATCAATACATTCAACTGAAATAAATCATCTGAATTAGATATTTCGGATATTCATCTGTATCTCGTAGACGACATTTTATCGTACAAACATTGGTGTGGTTTGATATATGTAGGTATGCTGTTTTTCATGTTTTCAAGCTGAGTTTTGATTTTTGAAAATTACACACGGTTTTTGTGTTGAAGATACACAATTTTACACCTTGGACATTTCAAAGTCAAGTATTTTTATGGTTTTCTTGCTAAAATCCAACATTGACAAACATTATTTTCTTCGTTTGTAACAACGTTGTTATTATGTAATATATTATATCCAGGCCAACTATGTGTTTTCCATAAATGTTGTATATAATTAAAATTACCCCATTGCCCAAGTTCAATAATTTCAAAATTAGCAGTTTTGAGTAACATTGCTAACCCCATTGGGTTAAATCCATTAAAATGAACGGGTGTCATATGCGGAATATTCAGCGTTGGTACAGAAGTAAATACATACCCGCCGGGTTTAACTATTTCATATATTTGTTTTATAGCTTCAAATGGATTATATAGATGTTCGATGGTTTGATTAAATAGAAAAAAATCAAACTCGTTTTTGAAATGATTTGAAATTGCGTGTAAATCATATTGAGGATAAGAAACTAGAGTTTTTTTTGAAGGAATAATAAATTCTAATTCTGGATCATGGTCACACGTATAACCAAGATGCTCAATATTTATATTATATTTTGTAATCCATTCAATAAAATCTAAAATACACCATGTTCTTGGAAAATCATAATTCCCCCAATTATAATTGTACATTTTTACAGGACACCTAGGTAATATTTCATATTTTTTAAAATATGAGGATGGTAGTTTTACTTTATCGTTATATAATTTATGTATATCGTTCTCACTAAACATTATACATCTTTCGAACATTTAAGTTCGCAAAAAAATACGAATTATATTTGTGCCGCAGGTTTAGCTTTTTTACTGGAATGTAGTTATGTATATCGAATAGTATACATAACTATAAGTAATTTGTTACACAAAGTATCGTATTTACTTATCTTCAGAATTCTTAGCTTCATATTCTTCGTCATCAGATTCCTCTGTATTAGATACGGCTGGTGTAGTACGATTGTTCTTGTTCACTAGTGATGGTTTCACGGGGTTCTGATGTTGTCTCTAGAACTGGAGCAGGTGTGTTAGCTAGAACTTGCTTGACAGCCTCGCTATTATTTGGGTCAACCGATATGGTTTCTTCCACATTCGTTTGTAGTCGTTTGATTTGAGCGATAGAAGTATCTAGCACTTGTTTTTCTACAATCGCTTCAAATATCTGTAACCCCTTGAAAAAATCTTGCTCGCATGTTGTATATAATTTAATAATAGTAGATCTAGTTTCAGCAACTAATTTTGTAAGCATTTCAGAGGTTAATTTAGGATGAATAACAATTAGTTTCTTATTCGGATCTTGTGGATTACTAATATAAACAAAAAGTTGGTCAACTATTTTTAACAACGCATTTTGAGTTTCCTCTGTGTTATGCATCATTTGTGTGATATTCTCGGAATAGTCGTTGAATAGTTTGTCCTTTAATGTACCAGTATACGATTTTGTAAACGGGCCGTTATTTTTACACGCGCCTATTTTTTTAAAATCACGAAGCGGTATTTGTCCGAACTTAGTGATATTACTAGGCATATTTTCATTACCTGTAAAGAGAGTATAGAATGCCTGTAAATCATTATCATATTGTTTTTTCATGTCATCTGACATGGTTGTGAAGCTACCCGTATTATAGTTATATACATCATAATACAGTTTTTCAAGCTCAGGAATACCAGGTTCATTTTGTAATATTTTAGAAGTGCCGTCTTTTGTGGTATTCATATTACAAAAATTAGTAGAAACTGTAATAGGCTCGCTTGCGGAAGTGGTACTTAAAATAGACTTATCTTTTATCAAAGCATTTATGCGTGCGCTACATAAATTTACTTTAGATATAGTGGGTTGAACCCCCGAAGGAATATCATTTTTATGTTCGTAATCAACTGATACGGACGTTCCGAATTGATCTTTCCATGTGTAGACTGGATTTATTGTATGAGCAATCGCATTGAATACATGAAAAATTTGGACGTAATATTTAGCGATAGACACGCACATGCGTCGTTTGGTTATATCACTTTTAATGTCCATTTTATTTAAGCTATCTTTATTAAAATAGGCTATATTGTCTTTTGCCATAATATTTGATTCAACGTTACCCTCCATTCGCTGTTTCAAATAATCAATTTCAGTGATTGAAAGATATTGCGCAATTACGTCAGCAGTTAATATAACCAACTTTTTACAGTAGTCTGGGTTTGTAAGGTTTTTCAAGTCTTTAAAATTACTGGTTAATATATAATTCGCAGCAAGATAATCAATAGTAGACGACAATGATTTTTGTTTTGGCATTTCAGTCGATTGTTGTGCGCCCATGCGTATATGTTAGATAAATATAAAATAAAATTGAATTAAATTCAAATATCCAAAACAGTGGGTATATTAAATGAGCGATCGTCTTACAAAGAAAAATAAAAATACTAAATCAAAAAAAGATTTATGGTCACAAATTGAACATAGTTTTATAGATAAGTCACCAATAGAATGTTTATATAGATCAGAAGGACAACGTGAGAACTGTGATATATGTAAATCGTGTGTAAAAATGACGGAGGATGGATTTTTGGCTTGTTCAAATCCTAAATGTAGCATTATATATAAGGATGTTGTAGATCAGAGTGCCGAATGGAGATATTATGGTGCGGATGATTGTAATAACGCGGATCCAACTAGATGTGGAATGCCAGTAAACCCATTACTACAGGAATCATCATATGGGTGTAAAGTCGTATGCCAAGGTGCGACGTCATATGAAATGCGAAAAATTAGAAGATATACTGAATGGCAATCAATGCCATATAAAGAAAAATCTCAATATGATGAATTTCAAAGAATTACTATCATAGCGCATAACGCAGGAATTCCTAAAATAATTATAGATGAAGCACTCAGGTATCATAAAAAGATATCCGAGCATAAAACATTTAGAGGACTAAATCGGGATGGAATTATAGCAGCATCAATATATATATCTTGTAGGACAAATGATTGTCCAAGAACGGCAAAAGAAATTGCTACCATATTTAATTTAGACAATACGAGTGCAACTAAAGGATGTAAAAATGCGACAGTAATATTGAATGAAATTGAATGTGAAATGGAAAATAATGAAAAGACCGCATTATGTAAAACAAAGCCCGAGGACTTTATTGAACGATATTGTAGTAAATTAAATATAAACCAAGAATTAACAATGTGTTCTAAATTCATAGCACTGCGAATTCAGAAAAATAATATTATTCCGGAAAATACACCACATTCGATTGCGGCAGGCATAGTATATTTTATAGCACAAATATGTAAGTTAAATATTTCAAAGCGTGATGTAAATAAGGTGAGTGAAATCAGTGAAGTAACTATTAATAAATGCTTTAAAAAATTAGAAACGATTCACGACAAATTAATTCCGAAGGCGATTTTAGATAAATATGCATAAATAAAATATTATCTCATACAAAATGGTACCTAAAATAATAATAATAGTGCCATATCGCGATAGAGCAGAACATAAGCAATTTTTTTCAAAGTATATGGAATTCATCATGGAAGATTATAAGAAAGAAGATTACGAGATATATTTTTCACATCAATGCGACAAACGAACATTTAATCGTGGAGCTGTAAAAAATATAGGATTTTTAGCAATGAAACAAAAATATCCATTGGAATATAAAGATATAACGTTTGTATTTCATGATGTCGACACATTACCATATACTAAAAATTTATTACCATATGCGACTAGACATGGAGTGGTGAAACATTTTTATGGATTTAAATTTGCGCTAGGTGGTATATTTTCAATAACAGGGGCAGATTTTGAACGCGTAAATGGTTTTCCAAATTTATGGGGATGGTCACAAGAGGATAATCTAATTCAAACACGTGTACTTGCGAATAAGTTAGTGATAGATAGAAGTGTCTTTTTTGATATAGGCTCCAGATCAATATTACAGTTTGTGGATGGTTTACATCGAAGTATAAATAGGAAAGAAATTCAAGATGTTTATAACAACAATTATCCATATGGGTTGAATTCCATTCATTATATGGAGACAGACCTGATAAATGAATATATAAATATAACCACTTTTGTAAGTGAAAGTGAAGATAATGCCAATAATAATGAGACACATGATATTCGAAATAAAATAATAGTACATAATAATAAATATACACGACATATGGGTAATAATAATAATAATAATAATAATAATAATAATAATATTGTATCTAAAAAATTAACATTTATTCGTCGAACATAATGGTGTAAATGTCAAAGGACTTAAACATATTATCACACATAACTATACAATAATTATGAGTGATAAAATACCAAAAATAATTCATCAATTATGGATTGGTAGTAAACCTGCCCCTACAAATCATATGGATACGTGGAAACACAAACACCCTGATTTTGAGTACATTCGTTGGAATGAGTCCGAATTACAACGACGAGACATGAAATTAGAATGTCAACATAGAATCGATGAGATGGAGGAAATAAATGGAAAAGCAGATATTATTCGATGGGAAATATTATACAAATATGGTGGTATATTTTTAGACGCAGATTCGATTTGTATTGAGCCAGTAGATGATACATTGACGAATTGTAAATCGTTTGCTGGGTGGGAGCAAGAACAGGTTAGACAGGGGTTAATTGCTACTGGGACGATGGGATTTCCACCAAAACACCCATTAGTATATGGAGCAATTGAATGGATAAAGGAGAATTGCGTGAATGTAAAAAAAACCGGTATGCGAGCTTGGCAGACTGTAGGACCTGGACTATTAACTAGGATGTATAATACAGGACGATATAAAGATTTGACTATATTTCCATCCTATTCTTTTTTACCGATTCATTGTACTGGACTGGAATATAAAGGACATGGTAAAATATACGCATATCAAGAATGGGGATCTACAAAACAAAATTACGATATAATGAATTCATTGTCGTTGCCTCCGCAATTTTTAACTCCGTCAGTCGATTCTAGTGTTTCAGTATTAGTATCAAGTTTAAATACCAAGGCAGTTTATTTACAACAATGCCTAGATTCGATAAAACATCAACATGGATTATTTCATATTGAATTAATATGGATAAACGATGGATCTGATTTAACGCATACTAAGATACTAAAACGAATGCTAGAACAGTTTGAAACCACGACTCGATTTGTAACAGTCGTGTATATTGAAAATGATGAAAATAAAGGGATTGGATACACACTAAACAAAGGGATTCGCATGTGTACACATGAAATTATTATTAAAATGGATAGTGACGATATTATGACACCGGATCGAATTCTAAAACAATTAACGTATATGAACAATAACCCCCATATAAAAATGTGCGGTGGACAGGTTCAAATGTTTGACGATAACATGAATAATCGAGGTAAATCAAACCATCCATCATTATCCTGGGACGATTATAAGCGAAAACCATCACATTGGTTTATCAATCATCCTACTGTATGCTATAGAAAGTCGGCTGTATTGGAAGCTGGTAATTATGATGAACGATTGGAACAAATGTGCGAAGATTTTGAATTAGAATTAAGGATGTTGAAAACACACGGTTACATATATAATTTTCCGGATGTGCTATTAAATTATAGGTTACATGACAAACAAGTAACACATAATGGTGGAGAAGGTGGTAAAGAGAAATGGCATAATATTCGTATGAACATAATCAATACCATAGTCAGCTAAATAGAATATTCATCGTGTAATGTTACAAAGATATTTCGCTAATAATTTGTCGTGTCATTCCATCTAGCGTAAATAAATGTTTTATTTCATTGTAATATAACCACATACTATTGTAATGTTCTTCGCTGATATTGTTTAGGATTGTTTCTAGTTCATTAATTTTAGAGATATGTAATGTAATACATAATTTATCATAATTGATTATATTTTGAAATGGAAGCCAATTTACGTCGTTCCACAAATATACGGGAATGGTACCTAATTGAAAACACTCAAAAAATCGAAATGACGATCGACCATAACCTCTAGGTGCTAACGCAAATTTGGAATCGATCGTTGTATTTATAAAAATAGTCTGTAGGTTAGCTGCCACACTTGGAGTCCATCCACCAGAGTTAACCATATAAAACGATGAATTTCCGGACAAGCTATCAAACATTACTTTTCGTACATTAGGTTCTACGTGATTACTAGTAATATTACCAATAAAAGAACATAATTTTTGTTTTTCACGAAACGTTTTTTTTGGCATAGATGTAAGCGTATTATTGCTGTCTTCGTATATAAGCGGTATAGGTATATTACCCGAACAAGCACCATATACAATCGTATTAGGAGGAAGTTGTAGTAATGGGCCATCGTCGTATTGTACAATTGTATAGTATCCATGAACGGATGGATTTCGTATAAGCCATTGATTAAGATGATGTTGTAGTTCTTGTTTCATCGGTTTAAACCAGCTTTCAATTTGAAAATTTGTCCATAATGCGGGAATATATTTACGTTTACTTTGTATTTTATTAGAGTGGACATACTTTAAAAAATATTCTTCGAGATACAACCCATGTTTAAAAGGTGGATAATTATCTTTGTTCTGACAATAAAATTTAGAATCAGGAATGAGTTCCATATTCTATTTGAATATATCTATTTAGATTGTTTTTGTTTTCCACCATAAATTCTATTTAGTGAAAAAATATATAAAAATAACGTGTTATATTGTGTAATAATGTTTTCTTTGTGTATTCCTACCATGAACCGATTCGATACATTTTTAGTAAAATACTTACCATTGTATCTAGCAAATGACCTTATTGATGAGATAGTGATTAGTGATGAAACTGGTTACGACGTTCAACAAATACTAAAAGTATTTGGAAAACATTCGAAAATGAAATTAAATATAAATGATGTACGGAAAGGACCGTTTTTAAACAAGTTAATATGTTGTAAGTTGGCAAAAAATGAATGGATTGCTCTGATAGATTCCGATAATTATGCCGACGTAGAATATTTTAAGACAGTAAAAAATTATATAGATACACAACTCGAACCGAACAAAAAGAATATAATCCTGTCGCCTTGTTTCGCTATGCCCAATTTTAACTATACCCATTTATCTGGCGTATGTTTTAAGAAGGGTAAATTTAAAGAGATTTTAGAGTTAGAACATAAGACTATTGGTAAAAATGTTCATAGTGATGTGTTGATGAATACTGGAAACTATGTATTAAATAAATATTTAATTGAACATTTAGATTTATCAAAAGAATTGGATTTAGTTCATCAATCTTCTGCGTGTGATGTTATATATTTGAATACGTTATTGTTTGAACAATTAAATCTCGAATTGTATGTGGTGCCTAATTTGAAGTATAATCATGTAGTTCATAGCGGAAGTATATACACACAAACTGCTAACCATACTAGAAATTGTATTAATCTTGTTAACTATAGATACAATAGACTAAAACAAGCATAGTACCAGAAGATCGCAAGTTAGGATATACATATTAATATCTCTGTATATACATATTTAGAGAGATGTTAATTACGATAACTGATCTTATGCGAAAATTTGATTTAAAAATCACGGGTATATTACATGTAGGAGCACATGAGTGCGAAGAAATGTCCGACTATATAAAAAATGGAGTTCAGCCAAATAACATATTTTGGATTGAAGCTATGACTGATAAGGTAGACCAGATGAAGTCGAAATATGGGGACAAAGTGAATATATATCAAGCCGTGATTGATCTCAATGATGGTAAAGTAGTGACATTTTATAAAACAAATAATGGTCAAAGTTCATCAATCCTTGAGTTTGGAACTCATAGTAAAAATCATCCGCAGGTACATGTAACTGAAACGCAACAAATGATAACCTCGAGATTAGACACTGTCATAGAAAAACAGAAAATACCTATTGAGCGCGTAAATTTTATTAACTTAGATATACAAGGTGTTGAACTTCGTGCGTTACAAAGCATGGAAAAATATTTAGCTCATATTGATTACATCTATACGGAAGTTAATACGGAAGAAGTATACAAAGGATGTGCGAAATTGGCACAAATTGATGCGTACTTGAATCAATTTGGCTTTAAACGTTATGATACCCGTATTTATAGAGAATTTGGATGGGGAGACGCCTTCTACATAAAAATAACGAATCCATAAAATATCACCCATACACACGACGCATACAGACGCCCTCGTATACACACGATGTATCTATACGTCTATTTTGTGCCATTCATCTGGAAACAAGGTAGTCGTGTTTTTAATTCTTAGTGCTGGACCGAACCATTTACTAGGATATGTAATAATTTTAGATACATTTGAATTAAGATATGCACCCCACCAACTAAATGTACTATTGGCTATGATATTATGTTGACATAATGACATTAACAATAGTTGCTCATAATCTGCGATATTTGTATTAATGGGTGTAAAGGTTAGGTTTTTAAATTTTAATTGTAGAGCATCGATATTTATACGAACCATCTCTATATCTACTTCTTCATAAAAATACAGAATATTCCAGTCATCACGTCCAGTTAATGATATTACATATTGTAATGATGATATATAATATTCAATGCTAATCAGTGGATGATGTTGCGGAAAATTTTTATAGTCTCCTATACGAAAATGAAGCGAGACTAATTGATCAAATTTGTATTGTGTATATTTACTAGAGACATTTGCCTTATGCTCATCTATTTTGATAAGTCGGTATATAGATGTTTCGTGACTCTTAAAATATTTATACGATTGAAAATATCCCGAGAATTTGAATGGACGATTTATGTTAGTATATGAAATCAATTCACTATAATGAAACCCAGCTTCCTTATAAATTGGCATATTAACCGAGTTCATATTTTTTAAAAATGGTCGTAGTGATAATAACAAATTGTCCCAATAAAAAGGACGATCTTTGGTTGTGGATATTTTGTTTTCAAAGAAAAAAGGTACTTTGTGTGTAAAACTATAATTAATCACGTTAAATATTTGAAATAGCTGGTTTCCTAGCCCGCCCATAATATTGGTTGTAATCATCTAATATAATTTAATAATTATGTTTAAATTATTTTAGCTTCTAACTAGAAAACATATCATCGATTAACGTATCTAAATCGTATTGTAGCGTCCATCCAAGAACGTTCATTGCCTTTGTCGCATCACCTAATAACAAATCAACCTCGCATGGTCTGAAATATTTTTCGTCGATTCGAATGACAATGTTATTTGTATCAGAGTTTATACCAACTTCGTCTTTTCCAGAACCATCCCATCTAATCTTTATGTTCACCTTATTAAACGCCTTTTCAATAAAAGTGCGTACGCTAGTTGTAGTACCCGTTGCTAATACATAATCATCTGGTTTTTCTTGTTGAAGCATTAGCCACATTCCATAGACATAATCTTTCGAGTGTCCCCAATCGCGTTGACTATCAATATTTCCCAATGTAATATACGGGATTTTACCAGCCACAACGTCTTTTACTCCGTTCACAATTTTTGCGGTTACAAAGTTAGCTCCGCGTCTTGGACTTTCGTGATTGAAAAGGATGCCATTACACGCATACATGCCATAACCATCTCTGTAGTTTTTTACGATGTAGTGGCTATATACTTTCGCGCATGCGTAAGGGGACTGTGGATTAAAAGGAGTTGTTTCAGATTGAGGCGTTTCCAGAACGGCACCATACATTTCACTTGTTCCTGCTTGATAAAATCTAATTTTATTTCTTATATTTTCTGGAAATGTTCTAATAATTTCTAATAATTTAAGTGTACCCATTCCGTCAACCAAAGAGGTATACTCTGGGATTTCGAATGAGATTTTAACATGACTTTGAGCGGCTAAGTTATAGACTTCCAGTACATCAAACATAGGATTATCCATCACTATTTTATGAAGTAGATTGGTTAATGAGGATCCATCGGTTAAATCGCCATATTCTAGATTCAACTTGTCGCGAATATGATCAATTCGTGTAGATGTATATACTAATGACGTTCGTCTAACGATGCCATACACGATATATCCTTTTGTAATTAGCAATTCAGCCAAGTACGAACCATCTTGTCCAGTAATTCCAGTAATAAACGCGATTTTTACCATTTATGTTATTTTATATTCAATTATTTAAATACTATTATCGAATTAATATATTTGTAGAGATATATGAACTTTTACCAGAATCTATACAATGTTCGCGGACACATGTATATGCGTTTCATGCTAGTAAAAATACTAAAATATAATTTTTAGTATTTTTAGTCGGTGTAACTATTTTACAGTAATGCTATTTTATTATTGTTCCAAAGTAAATTACCGGAAGCATCGGTAGACAATATACCTCCATTTAGATTTATTTGTTTGACAAACAACGTACTAGAATTATCTACATATAATATATTTCGTCGCATATCTTCGAACTTACTACCTTTATCATAGTCATTTACTGATACTCCAAACCCACATTGTAAATTATTAGTCGTGGTATTTATACCATCAATTGTCATTTGTAATTGACCCAATTCTACAGTATTATTGTATTTATCACACACTTCAAAAGATATATCTGGACCATAACGCATATGAGTTACTGTATCAGTTAAATATTTCGCTTTAAAAGCCGCATCTAGATTAGCCGCATTAGAGTTTATTGTGTTGTAATCGTACATCTTACTTTTTCGTTTCACATTTAAAGCGGAATATGTACCAAATTTACTATAATCATTTTTAGTATGATCATTATTACTGACATCTGAACCAGTAATATCTTCACATATTCGTTCACTAACCATTACTGGATAGGAATCATTTGTTACATAGACATTATGTTTCGGTGTATATTTATCAGTAGTCGTACTATACACCATATTCTGGTAATTTATATTCCGTTCGTCTGTATTTATACCTACAAAATGGTCAACTGGATCTATAGATACAAAATTGGTGTTGTTTGTTTGGTTGGAAATAATTAGATCGCCTATTATTTTTGTATCACCACTTACATTTAAAGATGGATGAATACAATCTTGTATAGAAAATTCATTAATGATCAATGTGAAATTATTACCAGATACATCTATACATTTACCAGCAGCTATATAATCAACTGTTAAATCATCATATCGTAATATAAAATAGTGTCCTGGTTGAATATTAGTATACTTAGTGATTATGTTAGTGTACAAATTACTGAATTTTACTCTGTCATTATAGCTTAAATCTACGTATTGAATTGGAGTATCAAATGATATATCATTTGTCGTAGATAATGGTACAGTGATTTTAGTCACTATAATGTTACGACCATCAGTTTTATTGAGATCTATTTTGAATTGATTCATAGATATATCAATATATGTTTTATTCATTACATTAAATGAATTCAACCCTTCGTTAATGTTATAACAAGGAGTGATTATATTACCATTTTGACTACGGATACGACGGTCAATTTCAGCTAACATTCTAGGTGATCTTAATCGTTGATCAAATAGTCGCTGTAGGTTATTGTTAGAATTATATCGTATTCCATAATTTTGAATATTTGTACCAGTTAATAAAAAGTACATATTATTGGTAATTTCATTTTTGAAACAAATAATTCGTAAGAGTTTCCAACCAAATACAAAATGAAACAACCTAAAACACATACGACCGTCATATATGGTGTCTTCATCTAATATATTCTGATATAACTGTATACTGATTTTTACTGGCACATGATTTACAGGATCATCTATATTTCCAAAGGTTTTGTTATGCCAATTTCGATATAGATAATGATAAACAACTGTGATATCAGTTGATAAGAATGTCTCTTCATTTATTCGGTAAATGCCAAAATAGTTATTAACTGTTTGTGTTATATTAAGATTGGTAATAATATCATTAAAAGATGCGTCTGACTGTGCTGTTCGCAGATTTGGGATAAGTGTATTCATTATGATATATTGTTCGACAGAAGCATCCACTTCAGCTTGAATTTCAGATACGGTAGTATCTTTTACATCTAAAATAGACTGAGGTAATTCTGCCATGCCGACGCCAACTTTATATAAGTTTGAAATAGTTTTTGTAACATTGTCTACCTTAAATATATTATTGTTATTCGAATCATTAACATAAAAATTTCCGCCAAGAGTGCTATCGCCGTGGACAATCATGCTTTGGTCAAGTAGCGAATTAAGATTAAACCCCGACCCAATTACATATGTTGTATTGCCGATAGAGATTTTGTTTGAGAATGATATTTTTCTAAATGAGTTCCATACATAATTAACCACAAAAATGGAATTTTGACGATTATTATATAAGACGTCTAGTTGTTTATTTATAATATCAGTTACAATTCCCACATTACTATCATTATTCCAGCAATCACTAGAAAGTCGTCCATTCCAATGTGGATTACCTTCATGTAATATATACATTCCATCCTCATGTCTTCGCACAAAAATATAGCTTTCTGGAAGTAATCCAAGCCTGGATGAAAAATATTCGTTATTCTGTATGGCTAATTTGATTAATAAATTACCGCTTATATCCTTAGCTAAATTACCGCTGGCGTCAAAATATCCGTTGTTACTGCCTCCATCACTAGTAGTATTTGTACATTTAAATAACAAGGTAACGTAATTCATAAAACGACACTCTATACTAGCATAATTGATTATACGCATTAATACGTTATTAGTAGATGGGTTTACCATTACGGTATTCGCATCCAAGTATGTCATTACAAAAACCATATTATTTGATGAATTATTCTCCAGAATCGCTCGCATAGATAGAATATACCACTTAGTGTCGATATCAGAAACCAATTCAATATAAGAGTAGACGGTGTTCGGGTCATTCACACAAACAATCTCCTTTCTCATTTGATTGATTTCCTTGACACATTGTTGTATTCGTTTTAAAGTATAGTCAGAGGAAAGTATATGTGTACCGACTGTATTACTATGTATGGTATTTATATCGGTCCCACTCACAATCGGCTTAATCGGTACTGAAAATACTGTACACTGATTTGTATAATTAAATAGACTACTATCATTTTGAAATAATCCGGATATGTCTTGACTAGATCGTGTTTGTAATTGGTTAATGATTTGTATAATATCATAACTATTCGTTGAACTTGGTACAAACGCTGAAAATAAATCTAAAACTCCTTGTTGTGTCATATTATCTATGTCAAGTAACCCATTGATTTCATATGGAAGTTGATTGATACCGACTTTATCATGAAATGTAGTAACCTTGCGAGTATTGTCAGTTGAAATAATAGAGTCGCCATTGTATCGCACAACATTTATATTACCTTGAACAGTAGTATCTCCATTAATATTAACAGATGATGTAAATAACCTCGTAACATTTATAGATTCAATCTGATAACCTAATCCATTATAATTAGGCGATTGTATCATTATCATTTTAATTATACCAGTATAATACACTGATCCAATAACATAATCCACGATAACTATTTGTCCATCATGCATACCCGTATAATTACGATTGAGCCCATGATTAATCTGGTATATAATATTAGGCATATCAATATTGGAGCCAGGGATATAACATTCGGTTATATATTTTCCAGCCCAATGTGGATACTCAGTGGAAGTAATGACCTTTAATGTATTAAATTTATTATCATCTCCGAATTGATATGTGGTAGGATTGTTAGAAGTTGTATTGTTTGAAAACATGTTAAACGCGTCTTCTATCTGTTGTATGTATTGTATATATGAGATTGGCAACTGTGAAATTTTGTCGTAGTTCAGTACCATCGAACTAAAGTTAAAGCCCGATACTATTTTAATCCAGTGAGTACCAGTCGGATGTACTAATATGTCAGGAATATATACAAAAAATGAAATTTTAATACCGGTATCCCAATCGTATGGAATTAATACGTAATAGTATGGTTGTGAAGGGTTGTTTTTTTTTAATGATATAAACTTATTATAACCATCGGTTTCGCATTTAGTTCTATACCCAACCCAGGGGTTAGATTGTTTATTATCCCAGTTACGATCGGGTTCATAAAAATGTATTAATTTTACAGGTTCAGCATCAGCGATAACTACATATCCATTTATATTGATATTATTATCTGTGTATTTGTTTTCAAATATAGGTCTTAATACGGTGGCATAATTGTTTGCCGTCTTAATTTCATCTGTATGCGAAATGATAGAGTCTATGGTAAAATTTACTTTGTTAAGACAACGAATATATTCTTTTGTGATAGTATTTACCGTATCTAATGAAAAATTATTATTAGTCGTAGATAAGTGTTTCTTAAATTCGTTTGATTCTTGTTTCACTATATCTACTGTTTGTTTTAAATTGACTATTGTGTTAGCCGTATCTTTGACAATACGATCCCTCGACGTGTCGGTAAAATTCATTGCGGCTGTGGATTTTACCATATTATATATATTATTGCTACTAAATAAAAAAGTTTGTTGAAACGAAATGTGTATGGAGAGTCAAGTACGGTATAGTATGTTTTTAGAACGCATCATCCATTTCAAAAATGTTGTCGGACATTGTTTTGTTGGCTAGAGCATAATCTGATACTACACGTTCAAAGAAATTGGTCTTTCCTTCTAGACTGATCATATTCATGAACTCGAATGGATTCTTGGTATCATATATTTTATCATATCCTAATTGAAGACATAGACGGTCTGCGATAAACTCAATATATTGACACATTAAAGTGCTATTCATTCCGATTAAACGACATGGTAGTGCTTCGCATATAAATTCGGTTTCTATATGTACTGCTTCTTTAATGATATCAATTACAGTCGTTTTATCTTCTTTATGTAATAATTTACTGTACAATAGAATGGCAAATTCTGTGTGGAGAGCTTCATCTCGGGAAATAAGCTCATTGGAAAATGTGAGCCCAGGCATTAGCCCGCGTTTTTTAAGCCAGTATATTGAGCAAAAGGCCCCTGAAAAAAAAATGCCTTCTATACAAGCAAATGCGATTAGTCGTGTGGCAAAGGAACTTTGTTTGTCTTGAATCCATTTAATTGCCCAATCCGCCTTCTTTTTTATACAAGGGAAATTGTCAATCGCATTGAAAAGAGTGATTTTATCATTCGAATTTGTTATATAACTATCAATTAACAAACTGTATGTATGCGAGTGTATATTTTCCATTGCGATTTGAAATCCATAAAATGCGCGAGCCTCTGGTAGTTTTACTTCATCCATAAATCTAGCTGCCAAGTTTTCTAATACGATGCCATCTGACGCAGCAAAAAATGCCAATATCATGGAAATAAAATATTTTTCTTGATATGTTAAGTTATTCCAGTGAGCCATATCTTTAGATAGATCGATTTCTTCCGGCCTCCAAAAACAATCCACCTGTTTTTGATACATCCCCCATATATCCTTATCTTTGATTGGAAACATTACAAACCTATTATAGTCTGCGTGAAGCAATGGTTCAATAAGCTGCTCCGACATTCTAAATATAATTATATTGATATTTTTATATTTATTACATATCGTAAATATAAGTTATAACACCTACGGCGTGCTGACAAAAAAAATATATTTATATATATTAATGGAGCTAGCGATACGGGATCATATAATATTTCAAATGAAAGAAGAATTAAAAAATAGAAAAAAAATGTTATGTATGAAACGAACTCAATTAAAACAGACTATTCATGATAATGAAATGTTAAAACACGTATTAGAAGATTACGAAAAATACAATGCACACATGATTAATCAAAAACGTCAGCAAATGGCAAATTTAGAACAACTGAACAGTTATATTACAAACATTACAAACGAACTCACTCTATCCGACAATCTATTACAAGAATCGAATATCGAACGACGAGAGATATTAAGAGAGATAAACAAGTTAAAAGAGGAGATTGATGAACTTGCTCAGAACGTTTGACGATGAAAATTTATTATTTCATCAATGTATACATGTCGTCAAATACAAGTAAAATACTACACAATATAGAAGAAATGTTACTAGCTAAACAGCAACGCATAGACAAAATAACAGTCAAAACAATAGACAATCGAGAGAAATTACAAAAAATAAACGAGGCATTGGACAAGGAACAACAAAGATTATTAGATTTGTTAGTTCGACTTACTTACACAGCAGAAGATATCGATAAGCTAGATGAAGTATTTAACCAGAGTGAGTTATCGTCAAGTATAGAGGATATATCACACAATATGCGTAAGATTCGAAAGAATTTAGCCGGTATAATTCGAAAAGATTTGTGAGTATACAAATTGACATGTGTAATATTTTTATATAAGCAAATTATATAATGGACCAACAAACTGCCCAACAAGGATCCTTGACGTACGCATCCACATTAAATAAACTTACTAATTTAGAAGAACTAGTTAAATATATTACTGCTCAAAATGCCATACATGCTGATAATAACGAGAAATTGATAAAAATACTAGCAAATATGCAAGAACAAGTAGTTAAAGTACGTGGTCAGATCGATACGATTAAATCAAAAGGATCCACTGCTACTGCTACAATTAAACAAATGATAGAGAATGCTGGTACAAAACAACAAGCAGTATTAGGAAATATTAAAACCATGATTGGTAATCTAACTAAGATTGACAAGTTAGAAGGTGCCGTGTCTGGTCTTGAAAAGGACATTCAATTGTTGTCAAATAAGGCGCTTGAAGGTGCGACTGGATTAAATGCTTCCGCCCCTGAATTTAAACCAACTACAGGTGAAGACAATAGCAACGCATCCGAGGGTTCGGAAAATCAACAACGAGGTGGATATACATATGGTAGATCACGTGTGCTTCGAAGTATGAGTCGACGACGAACAAAAAAATCAAAGGGAAAAAGTAAAAGTTCGTTCAAATATCTATAGGGATGTATTTCCCACATGTAAGACCTAAAAAAATACGACTCAATAAACCATATAATATTAAATCCCAAGTCTAAATTTAATATTACATTCTGCAGGATATCGTCCATGGATCTCTCGATGGGTTAGATGTCGAATATTTTTCATAGATAGAGCACGTTGTTTTAGGATTTCTCTCCATCTTCGCTGGATTAGTCGTATCCAGTGCGTTTTAATTACTGCGGTAGAATATTGGTCCCATTCATTCGTACCGATGGAATATGTACTTGGTTCAATTATTTGTAGTTGATATTGTTTAGGGTTTGTAACTAATTGTTCGTAATTTCGTATGAACGGATGTAATCGCGATACATTCATTTCATATTTCAATTTGGCAATATAATGTTTATACATTTTTTTGGAATAGTCAAGGTCACTTAATATAGAGCGCATATTTTCATAGAATTCGGTTAATTCAATTGTATCTAGAATTAAATAATTACTGTACAATGAGTTATATTTTTGGTCAACAATACCATGTTTTAATGGTAAATATAACTCTACTAATGCCAATTTAAAACCGCCCATGTTATCTTATGTAATAGACTTTAATTATATTATTACATATCAATTTTTTCTGTTATAATTATATACATGGCAGAGAAAATGAAGTTTTTTAACTTGTCTAAATTTTACAGGGTTTTAAATGATAAAAATGTATTATATATTGTATTTGTTATAGCAATATTGAATTTACTAGGTTATTTGTTGGTTCGTAATACAGAGGCGGTGGTGTTTTTTTTGATAGTAGGGTTCCTAACAACATACTTTAGTAAAAATATGATTGTTGTACTATTATCCGCAATGATTTCTACCTCTATATTTACTGCGGCTAGAGGTTTATCTGGTTACATGTATAAAGAAGGTATGTCTACTAAAAAAGAGAATAAGACGGGTGCTACCGACAAGGCCAATAAATCCGATAATACTAACCAAGATAAAGATGTCGACAAAAAAATGTCGACTGACGATGAGTTAGATGAGGAGTCTAAAGAAAGTAAGACTACTGAACCAATGACAGTATCAACTAGCAGTCATAAAAAGAACCGTTTGGACTATGCTAGTACAATGGAAAAGGCGTTTGCGAATTTAAAACATACCGTCGGAGAAGGAGGTGTAGAGGGTTTAACAAATCAAACATCCAAGTTAATAAAGCAACAAGAAGCATTAATGAACAATATTAAAGGACTTGAGCCAATTTTAAAGTCGGCAGAGTCGTTTATGAATAATTTAAATATAGGAGGATTAGAAGGGATAGGCGGTATGCTTTCCAAGTTGGGAGGAAAAAAGGAATAATATTCAAGGGTATATAATATATTATTATCATTTTATAATATATAATATGTCTAAGTGTCCACCCGGAGTAGTATGTTTTGAAAATTTTACATTTACTTTTATAATTATTTCAATGGCAGTATTGGGATATTATGTATATTATAGACAAGCGCAATATAGTATAAATAGTCACCCAAATAGTAATGAGGTATCTGACACAAAAATAAATACATTGTTTGGGATATACCCAAGGCCCAGTTTTTCGTTTTCAAATATACAATCTGATGTGTTGATGAACCCATATGCCCCTCCGCTTAAAGACGACCGGATTATTCAGATGACGGACATTCGTGGTAGTATACCAATTAATATAAATACTCGGGCAGTAGATGCGAATTATAGACAAGTTGGTATATTAAAACGTTTAAATGGTCCAGAAATGATACTGCCATTAATGGGGAGACCATTATTTGTTAGACGTGACAAATGGCAGTATTATACTATGAGTGATCAAAACAATCAAATAAAACTTCCTGTATCATTTAAATCAAAAAGTTGTACAAGTGAATATGGTTGCGACGAAATTTCTAATGGCGATACTGTTTATGTAGATGGTATTAGTGATACATTTAAAGTAACGATGTACGATACTGCTACCGTGAGGTATTTGCCAACCATATAAAGGGTCTTTCTACAAAATAGTACTATTGTTATCGTGTAGAAGTATTAGTTCTCGTCTACATTGTACATCACAGAATGTTTTGTCTAAATACATAAATCGAGGAATGCGAATGGGTTTATTACAATAACCACACGAATAAGTTCGAATCGCTGTAATGTTACACTTCGACGGATAAACGGCTGTAGTTGTATTAGTTATACTATTATCAATATCCATAATAGTATGATCATCGAAGTGTTCAGTATCATATGTGTCGCATATGTCTAAATTTTGTTTAGGTAAAATTTTATTAATTATGTGTGGATACATTACTTTAGATATATACCAATAGCATTTTACCATATAACGTAGTAATAACATTGATACTTTATATGTTAGTCATATTTTATTTGATTGGATTATACAAATAAGTAATTCAATATTTTTCTAATGTCGTATGTCTTCATGGGTATGTTCCAATTCCGGCAATAATGTCTTGGGCGGAATCTTTGGCATAATCTCTTACGATAACCTTACTATTAATTGGAACAAATACACTAATGTCTACACGTTTTAAGGAGTCATTAAATGATTGTTCATTTATATTTAATTCTACGTTTTGTTCAGCCGGTATTGTTGCGGATATAGTTGTATCACTAGATATGGTCGGTTCTGTCGTAGTTGTTGATTGAGGTGTAGCTGATTGAGGTGTAGCGGATGGTGTTGATGTTGATTCCGACGATGCTGAGGACATAGGTATATCGGAGGATTGTGTTGGCTCCTGGCCATTTTCGGTGGTATCAGGGGTTGTTTTTATATTTTTACAATTAAAGTCAGCAGTTGTTTTATCACGATATGTACCACATTGTACGAATTTTTTAAACTCTTCAAATGAAATGTTGTTTTCATCCGCAAGAGGGGCGGAATTGTTCTGACTGTCTACTGCGAGTGTGGTTAGGATGGTAGCAAATATCTTATTAATATCAGTACCAGTATTAAATTGACTAAGTGTAATATTATCTGGAAGTCCAAATAATCTACGAATTTGAGTACCATATGTATCTTTTGAAATTAATAACTGTACCAAATTTTTTCGTGTAAAGGGGACTATAGTGTTTACAATGTTGCCACTCTCGTCTGGTACACTACGAATTTTATATTTATTATATATCACTTTTAACTCAGAATCAGTGAATGGAGACGTCTCTTCAGTTACTCCAGGTGCTGGTTCTTCAGTTACTTCAGGTGCTGGTTCTTCAGTTACTCCAGGTGCTGGTTCTTCAGTTACTCCAGGTGCTGGTTCTTCAGTTACTTCAGGTGCTGGTTCTTCAGTTACTCCAGGTGCTGGTTCTTCAGTTACTTCAGGTGCTGGTTCTTCAGTTACTTCAGGTGCTGGTTCTTCAGTTACTTCAGGTGCTGGTTCTTCAGTTACTCCAGGTGCTGGTTCTTCAGTCGTGTCTTCATTAAATACATCTGGGTATTTTAATTCCATAAGTTTTAAATAGTAATCTATAGCAGTTTGAATGGAATCTGCGCAAGCATGTTTATTTTTATAATTTTCTTCTAATAATGCCATATATTTACCTAGTTTTAATTTAGCGTCCTCCTTATTATCAGGTATATTATTATAATTCATATTACCAACAAATAGATTCATACAATCCGGACGAATAGTCATACCATCTGGTAGTTTTTTATATGTCTCTTCAAACTTACTAACGTACTCATACCACTTTTGTAACATTTTTGTTCGTTTATCATCATCGTCAGATGTACATACCAAAAAGGAGTTATAGATGTCATTATATTTATTTTCTGCGTCATCTATATTATCTGGAACATCAATATTTATATTGTCGGGATCACACGTATATACACCAAGCGTATTAGCAGCGTTAGCATTGACATTGGTAGATATATTAGTTGCAGGCACTTTCATCGTGTCTACATCGATTGACTTATTAGTTGTAGTCGATGGTATTTCTGGTTTTGATTCAGTATGATCTGACGATATATTACCACTTCCAGTGTAAATTTTAACGGTCTTATTACGAAGATTTTTAACGACCTGATTTTTCTTTTTAGAGTTATCATGACGGTCATTAGTTCTTTTTTTTAAGTAATATTGCTTTCTAGATTGATGTTTCTTAAGCTTAATTTTATTTATTTTATTTTTAGAAAGTTTCATAGAGTATATATAATACTTTTAGAAAAAGTATTACGATACTTTTATTTTATAACGGTATATTAATATGACTGATAACACAAATACAATAACATGCTCAAGTGCTACGTCACCTATTGATATTAATATGAACAATATAATGGGTCCATGTGTGTTAAAGTGCGATTATAATTACGAATATGGAATATACTCACCAAATATAACAAATAATAGGTCTTATTTGTCTTTAAATTATTCAGGAAAGTCTAGACCCGTTAAATACAATGATAGTAAATACGATGTCCAAACTATACGTATATACCAACCTTCATTACATACATATAATGGTGTTAAAGCAGATGGCGAAATATTTATATTACATAACGGACCTGGTAAAAATTTAATTGTATCTATACCCATTAAGGTTGGTGGAAAAACAGATAAAGGATCTACCCAATTAGCGTCTGTAATCACCGAAGCTGCTCTTCGAACACCAAATGATGGCGAATCCGTGACATATTCGCTAGGTAATTTTTCTTTAGACAATTTTATACCCAACAAAAAAGGGTTTTTTTCATATACAGGCACGTTACCATTTGACACATGTAATGGTACATATAGCTATGTCATATATAACATAGATGATTCCTTACAAATATCTCATGAAGTATTAAATAAATTAAAGCAAATTACTAGAACAACTGTATGTGATACCAAAGAGAACATATCGTTTTATAATAAACATGGCGCCAATACACATGGACAAGATCTAGATAATATATATATTGACTGTCAGCCTGTAAATGAAGAAGGTGAATTAATGATTAATGAAGGTCAAGTTGAAACACGCACGAATACTATTGTTCCAAGCATAAGTTCAGATAAAGTAGATTCGTTATTGACGATTCTTGCTATTGCGGCTGTATCCGGGGGGATAATATTTGGAGGGTGGTATATTATAAAAAAGCTTAGATCTCGTGCTGCGACAACTAGTACATAACGGTAATACAATTATCCACTACGGTAATACAATTATCCATAACGGTAATACAATTATCCATAACGGTAATACAATTATCCATAACACTATACTATTGTTATGGATAATTGATAACTATCTATTTATTAGATAGTAGAATTTGTATCTGTAACTAACATCGCATTATGTGTGTTATCTGACATGGGTACATAATGTAAGCGACTTGGACCAGATTGCTCCACCAACGGTGCCATTTGTTTAACAACTTCCTCTTCTAAAGTAACCGGGAATTGATTAAATGCCGATAGATGGCCGTCTGTTTTGAATTGAGATGGCAAATAACGTTCAATTGCGTATGATCCAGTTGCGACACTTGATCTACGAACTAATTCAAACGCAGCGTATAACGCGATCACACCAACTAGAGGATTGAAATTCATAATTAAATAGCCAACCACTAATAATATAACAATATTGCCGTACATATTATCAATCGCTTGTGCCAAAACCTGGGGTGTTTGAATATTAAAAACAATGTATAAAATTAATACAACCAATAAAATCAGTTGATGCTGATTGTTTGGCTTCATAAGACTGTTTATTAATTCCATATATCATATTATTATATTTTTTTATTTGTAAGATGCCAATTTCTAAATATTATATAAAAATTAAATAAAAGTATGTATTCTAATTTATTATACTATGTCATATATTGGTAAAAAAGGTTATACTATTTTAAAAAATAGTTTAACTACTACTGAGCAATCATTTATTAAGACCGAATTAACAGTAAGACCATATATTCCTAAATCGCCAGTCCAGCCAGAGCCATTTCCCATATATAGAGAATCACCAAACAAATTTTACGTACCAAGATATTTTGGGTTAGACACATTTGGAGAAGCCACTGAAAATAAATTACCAAAAGGAGATGATATCGACATTCCGTTTCAGGGCGATTTGCGAGAGTATCAAATGAATATTGTACACAAATATATAAATTTTGTTAAGGATAGTGGTGGTGGGTTATTAGATGTTGACCCTGGGAAAGGAAAAACGGTGATGGCATTGTATATTATTTCTCAATTAAAAAAGAAGGCATTGGTTATTGTTCATAAGTCATTCTTATTAAATCAATGGATAGAAAGAATCCAACAGTTTCTGCCGAGTGCGCGTATTGGCAAAATACAAGGACAGATCATAGATATTGAAAATAAAGACATTGTTATTGGCATGTTACAGTCATTGTCACAAAAAGAATATCCCGAGAATCTGTTTGATAGTTTTGGTATATCTATATACGATGAAACCCATCACCTTGGAGCAGAAGTATTTAGTAGATGTATGATGAAAGTGTCGACGAATTATACACTAGGATTATCTGGAACCATGCAACGAAAAGATGGATTAACAAAAGTATTCAAGCTATTTCTAGGCGATATTATACATAAGGAAAAAACGGATACAACCGAACACAAAGTAATCGTAAAGGCAATAAATTATATTGTTAATGACGAAGAATTTAATAAGATTGAATATGATTATCGCGGTAACCCGTTATATAGTACTATGATATCTAAATTATGTAATTATAATCATAGATCTGAGTTTATTTTAAAAGTATTAATTCGTGAATTGGCAAACAATCCAGCACAACAGATTATGATATTAGCTCACAATAAATCATTAATTGTGTATTTATATAAAGCAATTGAGCATAGAAATATAGCAACAGTTGGATATTACATAGGTGGTATGAAAGAAGAAGATCTAAAAACAAGTGAGTCTAAAAAGGTGATCATTGCCACTTATGCGATGGCATCAGAAGGTCTGGATATAAAAACATTGACCACCTTAATAATGGCTTCTCCAAAAACAGATGTATGTCAATCGGTTGGCAGAATTTTAAGAACTAAGCACACAAGTCCTCTTGTAATAGATATTATAGATAATCATGATATTTTTGAAAAACAATGGCATAAAAGAAGACAATATTACATTAAACAGAAATATAATATTATATCAAGTGATAACAACGATTATTTTAATAATATATGGAAAACTGTATACGATCCAAATAAAAATGAAGAGAGTATAAAAAAAATAAAAAAACAGGATGAACCGCTGAAAGGAGTGTGTTTAATTAGCCTATAGCCAATAGCCTATAGAATAGGGAAACAATATGTTGTATGGTTACATGCCGTTGTTGTATGGGGGTAGATCACCTACATGCTTCCATGTATTCAAACAATCATTTTTTGGGGTAAATGGTGCTGGGTTTGCCAAAGCGGACTCTGTAGAACGTAATACGACTGGTGCCCCGGTAGAATATGATGGGGTACTTGCGACATTCGACATATATTGACTATATCCTCCTCGTTGTGGTTTTACGGATCGTGTATGACGGCGAGTCTTAGATGTTCTATGTGCCGTTTTGTGATGCTTTTTTGATTTCATGACTCTTCTCTTGCTATTTTTACGTTTCAAAGATTTCTTTTTATGAACAGTACGTCGTTTGTTTGCGTTACCTCCATCCATTTTCATTTGAACTTGGGGACATTGCGTATTAGTTCCTGTTGTAATCGGTGGGTATCCAGATCCAGCGAACGTGGACAACGATTCACCCTCCGTTTGAAATCCATAGTATGACCCACCACCGGTTAAGCCTTTAAATACAGAAGCATTCATATTAGTATCTGATTTAACTTGATCATTTTTATACATGGAATATTCTGGTAAATGGACGGACCCACCAGAGGATGCGACACCAGACTTGGTAGCTAGGTCTTGTTTCATATCAAAACCATACCCATTTCCACCTCTATATTTTCGTTTATGTTTATTATGTTTTGACACGCGTTTTGCTTTGCCACCAACTTTTACAACGGTGTATAGTCCTCCTTGTTTTAAAGCTAAATCACTTGTAGTGGAGCCTCCACATCCAGAAACCGCCCCCACCTTGTCAGAAAAGCCAGGATTAGACACATGTGAATTTTGAGAATTTACATATGGTGATGATTGTATAAGTGACGATGACATTATATATATATGTATGGAAATAAACGTACAATAATTATCTGTTGTTATACAATTGTTGCTTGGACACAACATTCGCATTCTTAGATATACCTACGGGAACATATTTCTTAAGCATCGAATTATATACACATTCCATATGTACGCATTTATCCAAGTCAACAAATTTATCTTCTCTAATATTTTCAAACTCATCTTCATCGTCACTCTCTTCTAGCGCATCCAAACGTTTATTTTCCTTTATTTTTCTAAATATACCATTCATCAAAACACTTGTTTTGTAATTAGGAATGGCAGCTATATCATATTTTTCTAACTGTCTCGAATTATTTGTAACATATAAATGGTATACATCGTTTTGTATATCCGCTTTGATTGCGAATACACATGTATGAGTAGGGGCCTCTAAGTTTTTATACAGTATACTATTATATGTATGCTGATTTGACTGTAGGTTCCTATTTTGAATGGAATAAATAGTATAAGGCAATGTCGCGATAGTTTTAACAGCTGTATCTAAATCTCCGACAATAATTGGTAAACCAATACATAGTCCATTGTTAGTTAGTGTGGCCTGTTTTACTTCACTGGTTAATATTGTTTTAATAAGTTCTAATTTATACATTTCAGTCGTATGTTCAATATTTTTCCCTTTGTAAAAATGAATGTTTTCAATACTAAAATATCTTTTGTTTTGAATATTAATCAATGTACCACACATTATGGTACCTAATACCAGCATTTTTTCAAATATTTGTGGAACTATGAATATATTTTTAATACCTTGACTTCCATGTTTCAATTCAGCCAATATACATACACGTTTATCTTCAAAATAAGTGTACCATAACAAATGTTTGGGCCCGGAAGGGATCAAATAATATAAGTCACTGGAAACTTTATTATGGGTAGTATCATAAGAAAGTTTCAAAGTAGGGAGACGATTTAATAAGATATCTTTGTCAGTACCAGTTATTGCCCGCATTTTATTACTATATACCAATGGCTTTAATATATTTAGAAAGTAGAATAAGCGTTAGAATAAGCATTTGATGTAAACGCATTTGAATTCAAGTCATTTACAGTCATAATGTTTCCATTCATAATATTTTGACCATCCGGTACGGTTTTTTTGGTTTCGCTTAATTCCTTCAAATAATTTTTTAATTCGTTCTTCATACTTTCTTTAGCAGTTGGATCTGTATTTTTTATTTCAGTTGTCGTAGTATGATTTTCCTTCATAGTATTAAACAACGTTTCATATTGTTTTTGAGGTTTATTTACTAAATCTTTTACCTTTGGTATTGTTAAATTTGTTTGAAAAAATGTATATAAATAATGAAGCAATATAATTAATATTAGTGATATAATACTCATTTGAATAATCCATGGAAACATTTATTATATATTAGCTATAAAGTTTTAATTCTGATAAAAACGTATTCATATCATCTTTTATAGAATTTGTTATTTCATTTTCACTAGTTTCAAAATAAAAATGTCTATTATTTTCCGTTATTAATGAAAGTATACTATTATTACTTAGTTTATACTTTTTTACCAGTACTTTATCATATTTGTAATGTATCGGTATATAGTAAACTTCTTTCTTACTCATGTCCTCTGATTGAATATTAAAAGTCAATTCTTTATTAAATCTATGTACCTTGATAGCAGGTGCCGAGGTAAACTTGTATATTTTATTACTAGATATCTCAAATATTCCTTCATTCGTATTAAACATTAATTTTTGGTATTCAGTTTGTAGATATGGTTGTAATATATCTTCGTTTATTTTGAAATTTGGATTAGTAGGATATATTAGCATTACGATTGTAATATATTATGATAAACCATTTAAATCTATTATACAAATAATAAATAGTCATGGTAAATATTATACTAGTTGAAAAGACAGGTGAATTAAAATCCTGCGTGTTTGTGGAAGATAAAGATGAATTGTATAAAAAATGTAAGTTCAAGAAAGCAGAAAATTTTGTCATGAGGACAACATGGAATGTCAAGCAAAATAAATATGCGTTTAAGCATGTATCATTATATGCTAGAGATACTGGTGTCGCGAATACAGAAAATAAATATGACTTCCCACCCCCGGTCGATAACATTCTATATTTTGGTTGTTGTGCATTAGTGGCTCATAATGGAGATAATACATTGGTTGATCTATCATTGGAAGTTTGGCAATCAATATATGAAGACCTATTTGGCGGATTTGAAAATTTGGCAGATACCATTCATGAAGATGAAAATGAAGAAGATGAGTTGGAGAATATTCCAGCTGAGATGAAAACCAAGTCAGGTTATTTAAAAGATGGATTTGTAGTTGATGATCATGTAATTGACAATGACTCTAGTAAAAATAGCAATGACGATGACGAATGGGAAGACATTTCAGATGAGTTAGAGCACGAAGAATACAGTTATAGTGATGAAGATTAGTTGTATTGTCAATACACAATAATAATGTTATTATGTTCATTATATATAATAAAATTGATTACATAAATACTGATATAAATAAATTAAATATTACGATATGCGTAAAATTGGTGACGCTGAAGAGTTCCGTAAGAATATTGTTGTAACTTTTACATCGATATTAGGTGATGAAAAATCTAGCAGTAATTTAGAAAAGGGTATCTATAACTACAGTTTAGATCACGCAACTAAACTAAATGTTGTTAAAAAATGGGATAACGATTATTTTGTTAGGATTTATCTAGATCGTATTCGTACGATCTACATTAATTTAAAAAATGATGACGTAAAAAAAATGATTCAAACAAAGGAAATTAAAGCACACGAATTGGCATTTATGACACATCAACAAATCCAACCAAAAAAATGGAATGAACTGATTCAGAATAAAAAAATTAGAGATGAAAATAAATATGAGCCCAAACTGGAGGCGTCAACTGACAACTTTAAGTGCTGGAAATGTAAATCAAAAAAATGTACTTATTATCAATTACAGACCAGATCCGCAGATGAGCCAATGACAACGTTTGTAAATTGTCTTGACTGTGGCAATAGATGGAAATGCTAATGAATCAAATTATGCGAGAGTTAGATGAATTGACTTTTGTAGATTACCAATAATCATTAATATACCATACATAAATAAGTATTCTTTTGTTTTTCCACTAATACATACTGTTTTGTCTCTTAATACGTTATATAAATATACTAATAAAACTCCCATCACAATATTATACAGAATATGTACATTATCTTGTATTCCTAATACAACGTGTTCCTTGGGGTGTTGTTCCACTTTTAATATAAAGTGGATCGTAATTAATAAAAACCAAACCATTTTCACAACCAATAATATTGGTAATATAATCTCCAAGCAAGGATCTATAATATCAGACATTATAATATACGAATAATAAAATTATTACGCGAATAATTATATTATTGTAAAAAAATATTATTGTAAAAAAATATTATTGTAAATATTATACAATAATATTTTTTATGGATTTTGTTTATTATGTCCGGTTTATAAAATTTCTAAATCTTTTAGATGCCAATATTCACATGCGCCACTGGGGATAGGACGACGAATAATGACAGGTATTTTTTTTTCTTCCAATTCTTTCAGAGCAATTAAATATCCGTCCATGGTTTGATTATTAATTTCAACAAGAGGTCTGGCTCCATTGTTAATTTGCTTAGCCCTTATACCAAGGATACGAGTCTTTTCGTATTTTGTTAAAATCGGTATTGTTTTATGTAAATCATCTATAATAATATTGTCTTTGTTTCGTTGAACCTTTGCTAAATTATATACTTCGCTATAATTATGAATTATAGATTCTGGATGTTGTTCTAATATATAGTTATCTCTTTGTTCAGTGTCGAATTTTTGTAAATAATTATCATCTTCTTCTTCACTTCCAGATTCATAGTCGGAATCATTCTTTTCAAAGTTCATAGGGATAGAAATGGACGTCTTTGTCATGGTTGCGTCAACAATCTTTGAGCTCTTTTTATTGGTATGTTCTGATTTACTATCTATATCTACTTTGTTATCGTCATCGCCAAATGATTGAATACTATCGTCATCATCTGAATCGTCATCTGATTCATCTGTTTCGTTAACGACATCTGTGTCATTATCTTCGTTATCTTCATTATCTTCTTCATCACCTCCACCAATTTGTTTATTTGTGTCAACTGTCTTCATTAATGTATTTGAAAGAGATTTAGTTTTCTGTATAGATGTTTTAATATGACTCGGACGTTCATCGTCGGATCCCTCATCCACATCACTATGTTCAATATCAGATTGTTCTAAATCACTCATATTCTTATAATATCATATTATTTTTACTTTTAAATAACATCAATTTTTAATTTTAAATATAAAGTGAAAAATATACAAATGAATACTGTATTCGTGTTATCTACACTATTTAGTTATTTTTTTCTGTTTTCCAAGTAGTATCACATTTTGCGCATAAATATATATATAACTTATTTGTATCATCATATCTAATATAAATTACTTCTCTATCTTCTCCGCCTACATTGCTTGAACACTCACTATTTGGGCATTTAATAGTGTTAATTCTTGGTAAAGTTGGATCCAACTTGGTATATTGATTGATAATATGATTAAATTTTTGTTCATTTTTTAATAGTTGTGTTTTTAGAACACATATATTATTTTTGGTTAGATTTACATCTTCATTACCACAATTTCTACAATAATATATCAACTTGTCTTCTTCCTCGGAAGAAACCCGAATATAATACATATTGTCGCATTTGTCGCAAAAATGCATCTTCTTAATTATTATTATATAGATATATTTATTTATTTCATTTCAATTTTATATTTTTATTTGCGTAAATGCTAGATACGTATCGTTCCAATTAATATTAACAGATAATGAATAAATCGTAGTTTTCACGGTTGCTGGTACCAAGTTCTTTTTTTCCGTTAAAATCGCTAACAAGCGATCACGTTTTTTATTAAATTCGGAAATCATATTTTCTTTAAATAATACATTAAATGGCTCTCTACACCAAATTGGGTTGAACGTGATCAATTTATTAATACAAAAGTCAAAATTTTTATACAATATAATGTCGTTATATTTTGTAAAATCATCGTGTGTCTCGGTAAACCCTGGTTCATGTAAAATAGGTTTTGAATCCATAATGCTTAATATTGTTAATAATATGGTTCTAATACTTTGACATCCAGTCCATTGATCTCCTCTCCACGTGTTTAATATAGACAAACAAATTTTACCACTGCGGTACATATTTGGGTGGAACCGCGTTACTCCGTCGTTAGTATGAAATTCCACTTTAGGTGGTTTATGTGGATAATCATATGGGAAATTAAATGTAAAGAAATAATTACCCCCTACGTATACAGAATCCGACGGTCCAGATATGTATGCGTATCCTTTTAATATATTTGTATCATCGTGTTTGTAATAAATACCTTCGTCATCCAACGGATTTTTTATTAACTCTTTTATATCTTTTGAAAGACGTTTAACAGTTTCCTTTGATATTACGATTGTATCAGGCGGAAATAGTGTATTAGATTGAGACATTACTTAATATACCAGAAATATGTTTATATATTATTTAACAATAATATTACATACCAGTATAGATCTAAATATAAATCCATACTACGGACATGTCTAGTGACACTGATACACACTAAACGATGATTTATATCTTATTTAGCAATACTAGTGGTATGGTTTTTTGGTAATTGTATAATTTTATGCCCAAAATATTTTAAATTAAGCCGAGCCAGGATTAATTTATAAAAAAATTGACATAAAAATATAATGGCTGTATATATCAATAATTAATGTCAAAAATGAAACAATCATTTGATAACTACTTAAATTCTTTATATTCACAAAAAGGACAGGGTCATACCCATACTAGGATTGGAGATAATTCGTTGTCTATAAAAGGTGGTGTTTATACTGTTTCAAATTTGACAGAATTTTATTCGAAATATATAAAACACGTGTTTGAAGACGGCAAATATGAGTTTTTAACTGAAAAACAACATATAGATGCGGGTCCAGTATTAGTTGATTTTGATTTCAGATATAACACTACAATTGAAGAGAAACAACATACGGAAGAAATGATTACCGACATGGTGGATATTTATTTTCAGGAAATCAAACGAATGCTTGAAATACCGAATTCGGCAACGATCCCAGTTTTCATCTTTGAAAAAGATGACGTCAATATGTTGGACAGTGTAACCAAGGATGGTATTCATATGATAATTGGAATACATATGGAACGAAATTTACAGATGCTTCTGCGAAGCAAGATGGTACCACGACTAAAAGAAATATGGGATGCTCTACCTCTACAAAATACATGGGATGAAGTTGTTGATGAAGGCATTACAAAAGGTACTACTAACTGGCAGTTGTATGGATCTAGAAAACCAGGTAATCAAAGTTATAGCTTGAAATATTATTATGAATTAGAATTAATTAACGACGAATGGTGCTTGAATGTGAATGATGTTACGAAATTTGATTTAAAAACTCGATTTCCCGAATTAACTGCGCAATATACACAGCATAAAACATTCAATATGCTCGAAACGATTCGGCAAGAATATGAACAGATTAAAACAACTAAAAGAGTAAATAACAAAAATAAAATGAAAATCGTTGATAAAAATAAGCCATTTGATATTAATGATGTTACAAGTAATGAGATTCTAGATGAAGTTGTTGAAAAATTTATTGAAACCATCGAATTAAAAGACTATTATGTTAAAGAAACGCATTTATATACTATGTGTTTAAATGAGCAGTATTACAACCCGTATGATAAATGGATTCGTGTCGGGTGGGCATTAAAAAATACACATGAAAGTCTGTTTATTAGTTGGATTGCTTTCAGTGCAAAATCGCCTAAGTTTGAGTTTAGTAAAATATCTGAAATGTATGATATGTGGTGTCGGTTTGATAAATCAAACGACGATGGACTAACCAAGCGATCAATTATATACTGGGCAAAAAATAATAATTATGCTGAATATCTTAAGGTGCGCGAATCAACTATTGACTATTTTGTTGAAAAGACAATCGAGCATGATACTGACTTTGATTTTGCGATTGTATTGTATCACATGTATAAGGATGATTTTACGTGCGTATCCATTAAGCGTGACATCTGGTACATTTACAATAATCATCGATGGGAGGAAAATGAAGGTGGTACTAGCCTTCGTATGGCTATTTCAAAAGAATTATATAACATATACTTTAATAAATTGGTCGAAATGCAAAAACATCTAGGTAGCGGTACAGTAGATAGTACAAGCGATAAATTTAAAGCGTTGTCGGATAAGGCCAAACAAATTAGCAAAATTGCTGACAATTTGAAACGTCGTGGTGTAAAAGACAATATTATGCGTGAAGCAAAAGAGATCTTTTATGATAGTGATTTCATAGATAAGATTGATGCGAATCCGAGGCTGTTATGTTTTAATAATGGTGTGATTGATTTTACGACGAAAACATTTCGTAAAGGTAAACCAGATGACTATTTATCAAAATCAACAAAAATTACATATGTTCCATTAGATAGAGTTAAACATAGCCAGTCTATAAATGAAATAAATGATTTCATGTATAAATTGTTTCCTGAGGAAGAGCTACGCAATTATATGTGGGAACATTTGGCATCTACTTTAATCGGCGAAAATAATGATCAAACCTTTAACATATATAATGGTATTGGTAGTAATGGAAAATCAAAATTAGTTGAGCTTATGTCAGCATGTCTAGGTGATTATAAGGCGACTGTTCCCATTACACTAATTGCCTCCAAACGTAATTCGATTGGAAGTACATCTTCTGAGATTGTACAACTTAAAGGTACGAGATATGCTGTTATGCAAGAATCTTCTAAAGGAGACCGTATCAATGAAGGGGTTATGAAAGAAATTACTGGTGGTGATCCATTACAAGGGAGAGCATTGTTTAAAGATAGCATTACGTTTATTCCTCAGTTTAAATTGGTGGCATGTACAAATACGTTGTTAGATGTTAATAGTAATGACGAAGGTACCTGGCGAAGAATTTGTGTATGTGAATTTAAGTCCAAGTTTTGCGTGAAGGAAGATTTCGATCCCGCTAGACAATATCAATTTGAACTTGATAAGAATCTTAGTACAAAGTTTGCTACTTGGGCGCCTATTTTCATAGCCATGTTAGTTGAAAAGGCATACGAGACCAATGGGTTAGTAAAATTATGTAATGCGGTGAAAGCAAGCAGTTCTAACTATAGAAATACACAAGACTATTACAGTGAATTTGTATCTGATAAGGTGAAAAAGACACCCGATGGTAAAATTAAAGAAACTAGCTTGTATGAAGTATTTAAGAATTGGTATCAATTACACCATGGTAAAAACGTTCCGAAGGGTCGGGATTTGTTTGAATATATGAATAAGCAATTTGGTAAGAAACAGCGTGGTGTATGGGTAAATGTATCCATTATATATGATGAATATGATCCAACACACGATGAATGTGACGACTAAGTATATGATAATCATATGATAACCGTATGAATATCATATCATGCTAATACATATATATTTTTCTTTTATTCGTCGTCGATCATGATAAGAAAAATATATATTTACATGTCAAACTAGTTTAGCGACGCATATAGGTATAACGATTTTATATTTATTGTAATCCAATGGTATACCCATATTAGTACTTTTATGATCGTAGAAGCTACATATGGATATACTATTAACCCAACGAAAATGGACCATACTTTTCTATCATCGTATCTTCTGGTTAGTATTATTCCACATAATACTAATAATATCATCCACCAATATTTTGCGGACATTTGATTTGCCCACCAACCCGCAGTTGTACTTTGTTCATACTCATAATAAGTTTTTCTATCAGACAATTCAAGTGTATTTAATTCTGTATCAACTGACGTTTTTAAAGTACTATGTTGGTTTTCTAACATTTTTAATAAATCATCCGCCGTAGTGACACTTTGTGTTTGTTGTGCTAAGATATCTACCTCTTTATTTAACATATTTATGGTAAGATTATGTTTTTCAATTAAATCTCTCTGTTTATCAAGCGCAGCCTTTCTATATCTATCGTCTTCCAAACTAGCACGTTTCAAAGCCGCATTATTTTTTATATCATTCTGTTCTTGTATATACGAGGTTAAAAATTTATTAGCTACATTTGTTGTATTTCGTATCATAGTATTAAATTTGGGAATGTCAATCATGTTAGATAATTGATTCGCATCTACACAACTCATTATACTATTATATCAATATATTTAAAACTTGGCATAATTTAATCCATTTTCGTCGAAATCATGTACTACGTTATTATTCTTAAATATGTTCACGTTAAAATCGAATTTATCAAATACCTTCTTTAAACACCTTTCTCCGACGAACCCTTCAGTTGTAGTAGCATCGACAGATGTATTTGTATTACTCGCAGATTGTGTAGGGTTCGCGGTACATTGTTGTTGTGTGCTATTCCAAACCGTACCTAATGTATTACCTGGTGGACAGCATTCTTGACCAATACAAGTTAATGACGATTCCATTGATGGAGTAGGCGGCTGATCTGCGTCATTACTAATCCGATTTACACTAACAGAATTTGGGTCGAAATTCCAATTATATTCATCAAATACCATATTACTTCTTTGCCTTATATCTATTACTTGTAAAATGATGATAACTAATGCGATTCCAATTACTATTGAAATAATAGACAACGCAATATTTTGTGGTAATATTTCTTTTCTCATTAAAATTCCTAAAATTAAAATGGGTATACAAAAATATACAATCGTCTTCATAACCGTAGTTTGCGTGCTATACTTACTACTATAATAATTATTAATTTCAGCTAATCGTAAGTTGTCAGCCCTGTTATTTTTTAATGTATTCAGACTAGTTGTTACATTTGACAATTCGTGTTTTATTACATTGGACATTGCCGTTTCGTTTACTAAAGCATTTCTTGATTCGGCCACAGCCAGTTGTATATTAGAATAACTATCATTTAAATTATTATATAAATTTGATTTTAACTTTTGTAATTCAGATATCTGCCCAAGTATTTTAGTTTGTTTTGATATATCCGGATTTGATTGGACACTTAAAGCTTCTAAATTACGATATAATTCAGATATTTGTGCATCTATTTGGTTTATAGATGTTACAATACTCATATTTTTTTGCTCGTGTTGTTGAATCATATTATTTGCCATTATATATTATCATAAGATATAATATATAATTTGTGTTATATTAGGTAGCTTTTAACATTCGCATTGTTCCAATAGTTATACCTAATGCCAACATACTCCAGATGATGTACTTTGTATTATAACTTAACATTTGTATATTTGCGTCATCTTCCAATGCTAAATTTTGTTGAATTAAACTATCCTCATTACGAATTTCCTTGTATGTATTTTCGTACTTTTGTAAATTTTTCTTTAATAGCCTATGTTCCGACAAAAGTTTCTTGTTTAAATTTACATCTAATTTTGTTAATTCTGTTATTTTCGCATACATCTTGTCTAACAACTTGTTCAACTTTTGATATTTATTATTAATATCTGTGAAATCTCTCTTAGATATTAAACCTAGACTACATTTCTTGCTGGACGTCATTGTTTCGCCAGAATCCATATAGCCAAGAATATTGTCTTGTGTAGAAAACTCTACTACTTTGCTACAACTATTATGATTCACTACCATAGTATTTCGAATATATAATTGAATGTTCGGATCTGTTTGTCTGTTTCCTCTCGGCCACATATTTTTATTTTTGATATAATATCTTCCATCGTTGGTCATTACAAATCCGGTCGCACCAGGTGTTTTTAAACATTTATCCTTTACTTGTTCCAATGATAATCCCGATCCACTCGTGATATCGTTTCCAATAGAATTATAATTTCCGACAAATAGAAAATTCTCTCCTTCAGATGTAATTAAATTATCAGGATACTTGACTTTTTTTAAATCATCCGTAATATAATATGTACTTCCAAGTGAATCTATATTTGCGCCACTCATTGTATACGACGCGTACGAAGTATAACCGGGTGTCCATTGTGGTGGTGTCCATTGTGGCATCCAAAACATGAACCATGGATTATTATTCTGAATAGTTGGAGTAGAATAACTGCCTTGGACGTTACTACCGACATTGCCAATGCCACTTATGTACGGACATTTCGATCCATCAATCGCGTTATTACCGTTATCGCCAATATAACATGTCACTTGATTTGAACCAGTATTTTGACCTAGTTGGAAACTATTATACCCCTTGTCAGCTGCGCGCTGTCTACACGCATATATAGTATTGTTTCCCAAATCTGCTTGATATTCGCCATGTGAACTACTACATCCAGTATATTGTAAGTTTGTAGTTGGTGCCGGCTCTGTTATATATACATTATTGCCAGCCCCGCTACAGGTTTGATTATTTATTATTGGATCTCCTTTTATTAATGCTACACCCCCTGTTTTAACAATTGTATCGTAGGGTGCGGTAGCAATTGAATATTTTTCACCTTTATCGGGTGATATACTCAAAACTTGATTTAAATTAGTTGGACATCCTCGTTTTCCTTGTATTGAATTCCCAATATTTGTATTTGGCATTGGCTTCCATACACCTTTCGTGGTAACATAACCAATTGTGCCAGATGACGGATCTTGTATCCATGAATTCTGGTACTTATTATTGGATTTATTACTAGCATCAATATATAGTTTGGTATTATTCATCAATGATTGTATAGCATTGTTATATTCTTGTAGTTCACGATTGTATTCAAGTTGTAGTTCTTTTAATTCATTAAAATCGTCCATGTTCTTATCTACAACCGGTCCACCATATATTGGTGTGGCAGGTAATGTGTTATTAAATATTTGTTTATTTGTATTAGGTTGTTGAATATTATTGGAAATGACATCGAAACCCTCAATGCTATTCGTCACATCCATTTTATTTTCTAACCGTTTTCTATTTTTTATGTAGAAGTTACCGTCGTTAATTGTGAATGGCATTATTATTATATCTATCGAAAAGAAAAAATAGATAAAATATTAAAGTATGGTCTATTATAACGGTATGAGAACACCTCATTTTTTAATAATCAAAGAATGAATTATAGATAGGATAGCATGATAAACATATTGCTAAATCGATGGAATAATTCTCAAAACGATATACACGGATTTTATTTGTCATCTATAGAATAGGTATATTTGTAAATAAGTTATACGTATATCTGTATATGCTGCTTATATAATGTACAAATGATTGGTGATAATATGACCATAATATAATTAACCATATACACACAAATATATATACATACAATGGAATAAAGTATGAACTTGACATATATACCTGTAATACTACGTATAAAGATAGTACTACTAATGTAATCCATACGATATATATAGTATAATTTGATACTTGTTGAATTTTGCTATCTTCGTATATAGATGATTCACTTGGTTCTGTGATTATAGTATTTAATTCTGCTCTATTCTTATCTAACTGTTCTAATAACACGTTTATGTCATTATTCTCAGTTAGTGTCTCTGTTTTTAATGTTGGTTCAATCTGTTTTAGTTTATTATTATAGTACGTTTGCTGTTTGAGCGTATGGTCAATATCTATTTTTAATCGTTTCAATTCACTTAATAATCGTTCTCCTTCAGGTCCACCTATTCGAGTAGTCCCATTTGGGGCCAATGACGTGATTACACCGTCATCTGTTTGTATGGCATATGGTTTTCCAGCTACATTACCATAACACATGTTAGAAAACCCGCTTGAAACCGCAGAAGTATTATATATGATACTTGAGTAAACATTCTGACTATCGTTAACTGCTTTAATTTTACACTCTTCTAAATTATTTACATCTCCTAGATATTTAAAATTATCATTACTCATTCCCGGACCTGGAACCATGTAATACATGTAATTCTGATTATTCATATCCATCCACTGATCTTGTTTATCTATTGATGGATGAAGCTTATTTTGTAAAGACGATTTTATTAAATCTTCATATTGAGTTTGAATTACATTATATTGTTGTAATAGTAAATTTAATTGCTTATTTATTATCCTGGATTGTATGATTGTGTCATATTTGTCCGGATTATCTTCAATAATGTTGTCTATAAATGATACATTATTTGACAAAGTTGCCATGATTATACAATGTTATTAGAAATTAAATATCCAGTAGATTTGAAATTAGTATACATTTATTGACATATGGAACGAATCTCATTTATTATTTATTACACTGACTATAGTGTGCGGGTGAACCCAAATATAATGGATTCGACATTAGATGACAACTTCTATACCAAGTCACGATTCTTTTTATTTATCGCATAATGAAAGAATATTCTTTGATTTAGTATTACAATATTCACCCATTTTTAGGTAATTATTTGTATATACAATATATATATATAAATGAATTTTAAAACTAACGAAGGTCTTGAAAATAGACAAAGAAAAGATCATACTATAAATGAAGCAGAAGAAACAGTGTTTGATTTATATATGTTTTTACTAGGTAATTTTATAATTATTATTTTTGGTGTTTGGTTCCATAAAAAATTTTATAA